TCCTACTTGTGAAAGAAATCCTGAAATAGTTCTCGGTCCGAAAACTTCAGCTTCTTTTTCCATAAGATCTGGTAAATATTGTTGAGCCCAACCCATATCGGTGTTGAAGTCAAGGTAGTTTGTTGCTAGTGTTTGCTGTATTGGAGCTGGAACACTATTTAGGCTTCCGCCCGCAGTAATTGCCATAATTTTTAATTTTTAATTTTTGTTTTTAATTTTAAACTTAAAATCAGGTGTAGAATCGTTGTTTAAAGCTCTCGCTGTAAACCCACTTGTGTTGACATTTTCCGAAAGCGATTGCCTTGGTGTCATATCAACGTTTTTAGATTTAGCGATGCTATCTTTAAGAGCGTCTGATTTGCCTTGCTCGTAAAAATGATTTGCAATCATATCTGGATTCATAGCTGTAAATAATGATTTGTGGTAACCGTCGACGTCTTCCATGGTGTTCTCTTTGTTCAAAAACTTTTTGACAAAGTTGTTAATATCACCTTGTTCTTGCCTAACAGTACTTTTGTCTTTTACATTAATTCTAAATCTTTTTTCTCCAACGTTATATTCAAAACCTTTGAATTTATCGCTAAATAATTGATCTGTTTTTTTAGTAAAAACATCAGATTGATTTTCTTGTATCTTTTGATTTTTTCCTGATTCCTCGCTGTGCTTGTTGAAAAAATTAATTGCTTCTTGTTGCTCGTTAGTGAGCTTCGATCCACTTTTAATATCTTCGTAATATTTGGATTTTACACTTTCCAAGTGTAGCTTTGCTTGAGCAACTTGCTCTTTCATTGCTAATTTTTTTCTTTTAACATCTCTATCTTCATCTACGTCTTCATCGTAAGCAAAAGTATCGTCCATAACAAAGTCAACTTCTTCTTCTGATAAATGCGGTTTAGTAGATTTGTAGTATTCTTTTAGTAAAGTATGATTATCTAAATCTGAATAATCTTGATTAAGCGTTACGTAGTCATTTAAATCACCACCTGTATCTTCCATAAAGTTAATTAACTTTTGAATGTTTTCAGGTAGTTCAACACCTTCCTCTTCAGACGCAACAATAGCCTCTTCAACTGTTTCGGTTAATTCTTCCACCTTTTCTTCGTTTGTTGTTTCTTCTACGACTGGAATTTCAGTGGTTTCTTCTACGGGTTTAGAAGATTCTTCAACAACCTCTTCGATGACTTCTTCAACAACGTTTTTAACCGCTGGGGTTTCTTCTGTTGGTTTATCTAAATTAACCTTAGTTATAGTTTGTTCTTCAACTATAGGTTTCATTTTCATTTTTTCCTTAACCTTCGCAACGTTGCCTTTAGTTTCATTACCTGTAAGTTGTTTTTCTACTTTTTCTTTTACTTTTAGCGAGCCAGTTTCGTTATCCACGACTGGTTCTTCTTTTTTCTTTTTTGCCATAATATAATATAATAATAGTTAATAATTTGTTACCTTGGACCAAAGCTTGACAAATCTCCCATGCCACCTAATACATCATTACCTGATGATTCAAAGTTTTTAGGTGGTTTGTTGTTATTTCTTTGGTCTATCAGTTCACTTTGTTGTGTTGCTTGTATTTTTGTTCTTTTATCTTTACGATCTTCTTTCTCTGTTTCTTTGCCTTTTTGTCCGTCTACCTCAATCCCTTTTAATTGCATGTTGTAGTTAAACTCTAGTTCCATTAATTGTTTTTTAATATTTGCTTCTTGCTGAAGTTTTTCAACTTCAAACCCTACTTTCGCTTGCTCTAAAGCCATAGACGTTTGAGCTAATGATTGTTGTTTTTGCATTTCAGATTGCGCTGCCGCTTGTTGTGCTTGTATGTTAGCTTGTGATTGTGCTTGAATATTTTGTTGTTGGATTTCTTGATCTCTAGCTACTTTCTTTTTTCTTCTTATTTTCAACAGTTCGTTTGCTAACTTTATACTTTTAATTTCTCTAAGATCTATAGCGTCTTCTAACTCTATGCTTTGTTGTGCTAATGCTACTTGTATATTGTTCTCAAGCATAGCTTTCTCTTCATCGTCTGGTGTCAATTCAATAAATATACCAAAATCATATAAGTAAATATCTGACATTTCAGTTAATGTTGCCACGTTGTGCATTCCAAGGGTTTGGACAAAAGCATCTCTAGTTGGCGAGTACTCTATAATATCTGATATTCTTAACGATAAGCACTCGCATATAGATTGTGTTAAAAATAAACCACCCTGCAATATATGTCTAGTTGCTGTATTTGAATTTGCAGCTGCTAGTTTTTGTACCCCCACTAAAGCTTTTGGATCTGGATTAGCCGCGTCTCTTGCCTCGTTAAGTCCAGTTGTATCTCTTATCATTTGTAAGTAATAATTATAATTACCTATAAGAGCTTGCATTTTATTTCCTCCACTACCACTTGTTATTTCTTGAATAGGTATTTTACCTGGATTTATATCACCTTCACTTGTAAACGATCTACCAATAACAGAACCTGTTTGGAAAAACATATTTAAAGCTTCCTGTGGACTGTAGTTTGTTCCATTGCCTAAATCAATTTCAGCTAAACCATCTGCGTCTAAATAAACTCCATCAGGGGTCATTCTAGACATTACCTGTTGGAGTTTTAAATGCGTAAGCTGTATCATATCAGCAAAGCCAGTTATTCTGCTCACAAGTGATTCTATTCTACCTTCGTACATTCTAGGCGCTACAATAGAATAGTTCATTTTTACTTTTGTAAAACTACTTTTAGAACGCATCATGTTTTTAGACATTTCCCATTTTACAAGTTTTTCAGTACCAAGAATTAAAGCTCCTTCGTATAGGCATTCTATTGATCTTGACTGCTTGCTGAAATTTTCGTTTTCACCTGGGTTAAACGAATCGTTTTTTTCTATAGTTTTATCAGCACCAGTAGCCGTTTGTTTTGTTTTATACACTTCGTTCATGTATGTTTTGTAGTTGAAATACAGAACGCTAACTTTGTTGTTGTCGTTATCAGCGTTGTTTCTTCCGTTTCGATTATAGCTTTTTACTCCACTACCACTTGTTATTTCTTTTAAATCTTTTTCTGATAAATAAGGAAATTCTTTAACTAGCTCGTTAATTGGTATGTTTTTAACTTCACCTACGTAGTATATATCTTCAAAATAAGGCGAGTCAGTATACGAATAAACTAAGTTTTCGGGATTAACGTATTCTACTTTAGCACCTTCAGATGTATTAAAAGAGGTTTTTACAGCGCCAATACCTAAAACGGTAAGATCGTAGTAAAACCTCTTTTTTGTTAACTCATATTTACTTCCTTCTAATAAAACGTTTAAAGCTTGTTCTTCCGCTATTTCTACACCCTGCTTGTAATTTAACTGCATGTGAAGATCTAACTCTTCTTGAGAATCAGGTAACAACTCTCCTGGACGGTTAAAAAGATCCATGCCAAATTTTTCTTTTACAAAAGCCTTTAGCTCTTTTTGTCTCATATCCTCCATGATACTGTCCATGTATTCAGTTCGTTTACTAACGCCAAAAGGGTCTTGAGAATACGCTTTTATATCATAAGTTCTATTAGACATACCATTTACAACTATATCTACAAATTTAGGAATAATTGGAACTGGTTTCCAATCTAAATTTAAATATGACAAATCACCGTTTATAGACAATTCATCTTTATATTTCTGTATATCTTGCTCGCCTCTAGCGTATAGTTTTAAGTTACGAAAATTATTTTTATTGCTAACGTATCTGCTAGAGTAACCATCTACATCGAACCACTCGCGCTCTATTGCTTTAGCAACCTTGAGTCCGTACTCAAAGCTTATTTTTTCTATATCACTAACTACTTGACTTGGAAACTCCCTCATATTAATTCTTTATTATCTTTGAAGCACCGCCTTTGTTGGAATATTTAGCGATACTTATGTTTAATTTTGGTTTTTCTACACTTGCATTTGGTCTATATAAATGCCTATTACAAGCCATTATGGCTAATCCAGAACTAATAGTTGCGTCAAATTTAGTCCTTTTGTTTATGTCAAATCTACTCCAATCGTTTAGTGTTTCGTTGAAATATATGTTTCCATAATTTCCATCATCTAAATGACCTACGTGACTTTGTATATACATCTCAATAGCAGCCGCGTGAGCCTGCTTTATATCTTCGCTTGAGTTAGGTATTCCACCTATTTCTTTTTCCGTTACAGATAATTTGTTCCAAAGCTTATCTGGTCTATTCATAGAATATCCTCTATATCCTCTTCTTCTTAAATGATATAACAATCTAGGTTTATTATTTTCACAAAGTAGTGGCATTCCGTAAAACACCAAAGCCATCAACACGTCTTCAAAAAATATTTCAGCGGTTGGAGGTCTTGCTACATACTCTAAAAACATATGATTAGGTGGTGCGTCTTCCATAGAGAACTTAGTCAACCCGTGTAAAGCTCCATTTGATCCTTTTCCATCTACAGTTCCTGATATATCGTAGCTATCACAACCAAAAGCTCCCATGTGTTCGTTCCCAGGATATCTTATACCGTTTTTTATAACGATCTTATTTTGCATATGCGATGGTGGTGTCCAGCTTATTTTAAATCTTCCTTTTGGATCTGGATAAAATATAACCTGCGAATCTTTAACTCCGTTCACCCATTGGAAATTTCCAGTGTTAACGTTAGCTGTGCTACCTATGCCCTCGTTGTAATCTATTTGCTCATATATTTTAACGAGGTTAAAAATACTATTTTTTGCTTCATCTCTAAATGCGTGCTCTGTTGTTCTTGGAAACTGTCTATAGAATTCGTTTAATCCGTCTTGATCAGACTTTAGACCTTCTGCTTCATTATTCCAGTGCTCTATTATACCTATATCTATTAATTCACCGTCTGGTCCGAGTACATCATGATCTGGACTATCGAAGACTGGATATCCGTACTCATTAATAAATCCTTCATAGTTCCATTCCATTGGGATAAAAAGAGAATATAAACCAGATTTTGTTTGTCCATTCTTATTT